TGGCTATTCTGTTTACTGTTAATCTATGAACGTAGTATGACATTAGAATAAACCGCATACGCTCGTCATATTTCTTGAAAAACATCTCAATATCTTCACTAACAGCCATTCCAAATTCATCGCTACAAATTACTTGGCTTGGCTCATCTTGTGGCTCTACGCTTTTCATAAGCTTATAGAGAATGTTTAGCTCTGGCTTATCTAAACGACCCTCATTAATCCACGCTCCCCACGGGTACATTCTACTATCTACATATTGAATTTGGTCGTAGTCTAATTCTGGTAGTTCGCTGAATTTATTCATTCTCTAGTTCCTTAATTTTCGCTCTATAAACCTTGATTAATTCTTTAAGCTCGGATATTTCCCATTTCTTAATTCGATGTTGATTTTCCTCTAACCACCGAACTTCTTGCTCGCCGATCTTCTCGACCAGTCTCGGTCTATATCCGTGTATATTTCCACCACCAACAAAGAGATTGCATCTAATACAGCCAGAATGAATGTTTCTCTCGTCAAATCTCAAAAATGAACTTCTACCTTGTGGAATAAAGTGTGAGGCTTGAAAACTAGGTTTCCATACTGCACCGCAAGCGATACAAGGTTGACCTTTGTCTCTCAATCGGATGAATTTATTCACTTCTTTTTGAAGAGCTTTCAACCAATGCCCTCTGTCGCTTTCTAGTAGTTTTTTCTTGCGTTCTTTTAGTTGAGCCTTTTCCTCTTTCTCTTTTTTCTTTCTTGCCTGCTCTTTGGAAAGGATAATCGCACATTTAGGTGAGCATACCTTTTGTGTTGAGCTTATTGTTTTAACAAAATAGTTACCGCAGACTTTGCATTTGTATTCCTTAGGTTTATTCATAGCTACCACCATTTGCCGGTTAGAAGAATTACAATCGCACAAACGCAAGCGTACCCAATAATTAAAATCTTTAACTCTTTTTCACTCATAATTTAATTACCGTTTTTTTGAATAAATAGATTTTTTGTTTATCTTCTCTGTTGGATAAGATGCCGTCTGCGTTATTGTGTCGACATTTTCCTTCATGATATTTGCGATAGCTCCTACTATTGCTGCGGCAATAACTGTTTTACCGTGGTCAACGTGGCCGATTGTACCCACGTTTATATACGGCTTTGTACGTTCAGATTTTTCCTTGTCACTCATCGTCTGCACCCTCAATAAACCAATCCAAAAACAACCACAGCAATAAAAATCACCGCAATGAGCCGGAGTAAAATTACCTCTAACATTATTTATCCTCGATTGTTTCAATTTTTGAGCATTGATAAACGCTTTTGCCAACGTAAAACTTACCTAATCTCTCACACTCTGTTGCAACCGTACTATGAGCAAAATACCAGCCGGAAAGCCAACAGGCTCCACATAAAATAAGGATAGCCGCAAGGGGCTGGTCGAAAAGAAAAAACAGGACAGCCGAAAATGCAATCAAAAATAAAACCATGGTCTCTACCTCAATCACTGTCCGGTGCAATTAACCGACCAAATAACAAATGCTAAAAAAACTAAATACGCAATCCAGTTCCAATCAATGTTTTTCATCGTCCGCAAAATCCCCATCTATCGTTAAATTTAACCCCGTTCGTCACACCATAAGCTGTGACATATTCAATAAGGCTCGCCATTCTGCTCACGCTCATTTTTGCCGAGCTCTCACGGATATTCACAAATTCGCCCTCAAGACCCGGCACCACGTCGGCTTTTTGATTCGTTGCGATTGCGTGGCCCGAGATAAACAAGACTTTCCATTGTTCCATTGAGAGTTTGCGTCCCATAAATTCGGCTTGGTTCGCCACGTCTTGGCACATGGCGTGAAACTTGGCATTTTGCTCAAGGTTGCGTGTCATCTGCTGGATTTTGATAACCAACGGCTTTTTATCGTCCGTTGGCAGATCTTTGATAAACTCAATGCAATTCAACCGCACTTGGTTTGAACGTAGAAAGAATTGTCTGTATTGGCTCATAGCATCATCCCTAATGGAGGTAGCCCTGGTTCTTTTTTCTCGTGTTGGATAACATCGCAAAGATCATCGCAAAATTTCTCAAAATCTTTTCTAGGCCAACGCTCCAAATCAAATACCAAACGGCTAAATTGAACTTGAGTTCTCACTTGCTCTTTTAATTGAGCTTGTGACATCAACTCTAATTTCATTGGATCTACTTTTTCTTTTGGCGGCTCTGGCGGTGAAACCGTGTCCCATTTATCAGAATTAATTAACCATTCATCAGCATTAATTATTTTATTCGTGGCACAGTCATACAATTCACGGTATGTTTTGTTATTCGACTTGGTTTTATCAACCACCAAGAAAAGCACTGAAATTGGCGTATCTTCAAAGGCGTTTTGAATCAAATTCAACTCGACTAATTGATTCCCAATAACTTCACGGAGTGTTTTTTCGGTGTTTCGATAGGCAATACCTGGGAACATAATGAAAAACCCAAAACGATGAGCATTGGCTAATCCTTTCAGCATAAAAACATCATCAAGTACACCTGATTTTTTCCACGGAAAATCCGATTGAATAGCATCCTTTTCTTCTTCGGCAAGTTCTTTAAATTTAAGTGAGAATGGAGGGTTCATTACAACACAATCACTTTTTGGCTCACTTTGATACAAGAAAAAACTCGTATTATGAATCTCAGCATCTGGATAATTATTTTCCAATGCCGCACATGATTCCGACTGAATTTCCACCGCAATGAACTCACTAGGTTTAATATACTGCTCAAGCTGTCCACTGCCTGCTGCACCATCAAAAACACTTGGATTTTTACCTAAGTACTTCTCGACTTTCTCAGCCAAATATCGGCGAAGAGATTCGCCCGTAATATATTCAGCAAACTTATTCGCTTTCTTGCGATTGTTATGTTCTTCAAAACTCATTTGCTATATCCACCAACCTTTTTAATAAAATCAAGGCTAATTGAACGTGTGACATAGTCTTCCATTGTTGGATCAAACACTACGACCATTTGCCCTTTTGAGTTTCCTTTGATTTCCTTACCGGTTATCGGGTGAAGAAATGCAATTCGGCCACCTGTAATATCAATCACCTCATTTGCCACGTTGTGAATATACTTTTGATACCACTGTGTTGATTTATCGTTATTGAGCAACATGACTACAAGGCATCCAGCATCTCTTAACTCTTTCGCTTTAATGATAAATGGAGTCACATCTAAATAAGGCGGATTTACATAAACCGAGTTACAACAAACGGTATCCATTAAAAACTTAGCACTAACGCTTAAAAAATCATGATGAATACCCTTCTCGCCAATGTAATCTGGTGTTAATGCGTTGTTCTCGTTGGCGCACCCATCTACGAAAAAGTTAAATCTGGCATCTAGCCAATTAAATACATATTTAGGTGTGCGCCAAGTGTCTTTATCAAATTTTTGCTCTGTCATTTACGCAATCCCCATAATCTCTTTAATCTTTGCTACACCGTTTTTTGATACTTCTGGCGGAATAACTTTTGGCTTTTGCTCTAGTAGCTCTGGAATTTGCGGAAACTCAAAGCCTGTTTTCACTTTTTCGGCTACTTCAGCAAGGATTTTTGGCATAGCCTTTTGGCAATCTTCCCATTTCTTTTTCCCGTAACCGTCATAGATTGTTTTAAGCAAGTAATACTCTGCTCTCGAACGGAATTTGAAATTGTGTGGCTCTTTCGCATAACCAAAGTATTTTTGAAGTCTAGCCTCTAACTCTTCCAGCGTTGGCAATCCTAATTCGTGGTTGTTGTAGTTGTTACACCAAGAAATAAATTCGCCAACGCTTGGCAAATATCCGTTTGTTTTAGATCTTGCAGCAGCCATTCCACGTTTAACTTGATCAAACGTTTTAACCCCGTTTTCAGCAAAACCAAGAATCCATTGTTGTTTTAAGATTTTTAGTTGCTCTGGTTGAACAGATAACAGTGTCGGACAAGATGCGATAAGTTGATCAAACACTCTATCAATCAATCTTTCCGCGGTAACTGGTGCGTGTTGAGTTGTTTTTTCGTTTAATCTTGAGACTTGATTCATTAAAAAACTCCTTCCCAATCTTCTGGGCGATTCCACGGTTGAGCGTTTTTCTCGGCAAAAGTCATTTTTTGAGGTTGCCGCTGGATAACTCCACTCCCTCGCCAATCCCATTCGGATTTAAATCCACGCCAATTACGCTCGATGGATATTGTGATTGCTTCGGCAAGAGATATTCCAGCTTTGTCCGCCTCACGCTGAAAGCCTTTCAGTGCTGTTCCGGTAATTGGTGCTTTACAGGCCTTGCGATGGATCATGAAGTCATCAGCAAGTTGCCCAGTGATACCGAAATCAGCAAGTAATTCCAAAACGCTTTTTTTGGTATTTTTTTTATTTGTATTTTGTATATTGTTTTTAATATTGTTTATTGTGTGTGAACTTTCTTCACAGGTGACTTGTGAACTTTCTTCACAGGTGCTGTGAACTTTTTTCACAGGTGAACTTTCTTCACAGGTGGTTTTTGAGTAAGAATTCACTGCATAAACGCCAGTGTTTCTTGCGCCATTTTGTTTAATTAACAAGCCGTATTTAACAAGTGATTCACAGGCTTTAATCACTGCGCTATTGCTTAGTCCAGTTGCTTTCATGAACTGACTGATTGAGATATTGTCGCTTTCCTTGTTCCAGCCTTTGGTTTTTCGGATGACCACCAGATAACACTTCAATTCTGCTCCGGTTAAATCAGGCAGTAGTTCATCAATAACGGCATTTGGCACTTGTAAAAAGTTAGGGATAAATTTAGATTCGTTACTCATGCTACCGCCTTGTTTAACATTGTTGATAGTTTGGCTAAACCCCTTGCAGTTACTAATACTTGAGGGTAGATTTTTTCCGTGCCGTCAGGTTGTGTGACAGGGTGCGCTTTATGCTCTAAATAACCGCGTTGCAATTTGTCTTGATAAGCAATCCAAGCAGATCCAACAGTGCGCTTGTAAATCCACCCATGAGCAAATAAAAATTGGGTAAACGCTCTCGGTTGCATTTGTAAGTGTTTAGCGGCATTAGTGAGATTCATCGCGCCCTCGGTTGCGGTTGCTAGACGGTCAAATGCTTCAATTTTTGGTGCGTTTTGCTCTTTTTCCGCTTGTAATTGTGCGGCTAACATCAACGCCTCAGAAAAAGATTGCGGGATAAGTGCGGTCTGATTTGGTTGTAATTTGTTTTTTACTACCTTGTCAAAAGTATCATAGACTTTTACTTCAAATTCTGGATTAATCCACGCAGCGTATTTGTAAACTAGCTTTTCTACGGCGTAGCAACCTTGATTTGTTCCGCCGTTGATGATTTCGAGAGCAGAATGCAGATTTGCATTGTGGTTATCTAGCACCGACACAAAGTCTTTTGTGCCTTTTAGGCGTAGGAATTGACTTGGTGCATGGGTAGGATTTCCACCGCTCGCACGGTGTAAATCGTTAAGGCAATAGCGCCCTTGACTATCCTGTTTAATTTTTGTATTATCAATAACGATTAATTGATTCATTAATTAACTCCTTGTGAGTGTAAACAGCCACCGTTCCAGCGGTGGTTTTTTATTGCCGTTTATTTAGCGAGATCACGCACTCGATTGAGTGTTGTGTTGCTGCTAAATGCTTGTTCAATAATTTGCGGATCAAATCTTCTTCCGCGCTTGTGATTTCACCGTCCGCCAGCGCTTTTTCTAACGCCTCAAACAACAATCCACGCGCGGATAGTTCACGCAGTTGTAAAGTTGAGATTTCTACCGAGTCCAATTCGCTTGCGACTGGTGCCGGTACAAAATGTCCACCAGCACTTCGGCAAAGCTCCTCGATAAAATCAGTGCATCCATACTCGAGTTGCAGCGCAATCAATTCTTCATTTTTGAATCGTTGGCCTTTTGTTTGATATAGGCGATTATTCAACTCGCTTTCAGTAAATCCTAAGAATCCAGCCACCGCACTTTTGCCGCCTGGAACTCTCTCTATCATCTCGATAATGGTTTGTTTCATTGCCATAATTTCTTTCCGTTTTTTATGGTTTTCTTTTAGGTAAAGGTTGGTAAATTAATCCC